AGCGGTGACAGCGGCGAACCCAATCGTGAGTGCCGCAATGGCAGTGATCGCTTGACCCATGCGAGTTGTAGTCAGAAACTCGAACACCTTCGCCACAACGCTAGCCAATTGAGTAGCACCAGCGACAACCTTCTTCATTATGTCGGACTTCAATCCTTCTCGGATTAGATTGACGAATTTCAGGAAGGCGTCTAATAGTGGCCCGGAAACCTGCGCGATAATCAGCGAAATTTGTGAGCGCATGGCCTGAAACGCAGCAAAAGGTGAGCGCTTGGTGATTTCCTCTGCCAGACCTTTGTACTTCTCCGTTACCGCACCAAGCAGTAAGTGAATCTCTTTGAGTCCTAGCTTGCCTTCTTCGCCTAACTTTTGAACTTCTGCAACACTTAATCCCATCGCGTCAGCCAACAGTTTCCAGGCAGGAATACCAGCGTTAGCCAACTGAACCGTCATTTCTTGCGCTTGGATTTTGCCCTTGGACAGCATTTGAGCAAACGCGCGTGCGATTGCAGGCAACGACTCTAGCCCGCCAGCACTACCAGCGGCAGCGTCGGTAATGGCGCGTACCATCGGGAGAATGTCTTTTTTTGCAATCTCGCCAGTAGCCATCAACATGGTGGCAACCTTAGTAAGTTCACCAACATTGAAGGGGGTTTTTATGTCAAGGTCCACCAAGTCTTTGAGGATTGCCGTCGCAGCACTTGCGCTACCCGCTAATTGCTCAATAACAACCTGCTGCTGAATAAGAGTGCCAGCAACCTTGATGCCTTCCGAGATTACTGATGAGAACACAGACGCGAGTTTGTACAGCGCTGCGGTTAGTGAAGCGATTGCTGCGATTCCGCCAGCCCCCATGCCGGTTATAACTGCTCCGCTAACAGCCTTCGCTCTGGCATTAGACCGCATAATCTGCTGACGACGCTGACGCATCATCTGCATTTGCTGTTGGTGCGTTTCCCTAGCGGCAGCAACTTGCTGTTTTTGTGCGGCGCGTGCCGACGCAACAATTCGCTTGTGGGCAGCTTGAGCGTCGGCAACTTGCTGCCGATAAGCCGCACGCGCCTTCGTTGCGGCTTGATTGAGATTAAAACTTCGCTGTAGATGCTGCTGTGTTAGATTGAAGTTTTGTCGCATCGCTGCAAGTTTCTGGTTGAACTTGGCGACGTTTAGATTTGGCGTGATCGCAGCGCGCGCCTGCATCTGCTGCATTTGCGCCATAAACCTTTGGCGGTTGCGAAGAAGTTGCTGCTTGAACTTCTCTTGGCGAATCTGCAATTCCAGATAAGCGCTACCGAGTTTGCTTGCCATCCTTGTCCTTCTTTCGGGACTGCATCAGTGCCTTGGCTTCCTTGAAACTGCTGACAGTGTTGCCTTCTGACTTGAACAGTTTCTTGTCAGTCAGAAACGCGGCGCACTGCACAAGGGTTAAGTTCATAACCTCTTGAACAGACTTGCCCATTCCACCTTCTTTGGCTTCTGGTGGATCGCACAACTGCCTCAGAACGTAAAACCAGTTGTTCTTCTTGGCCCGACGCCCACCTACTCTTGCGCCGGGCCAGTCTCGTTTCCCGCTGAATCAAGTCCGTTCGCTTGATCGCGTGCAGCAACCAGCTTGGCGACTTCTTCGTCTGTCATTTGGCTGGTTATAACTTCAAGCATGTCCTCTGGCGAAAACTCACCGGGATACTTCTTCTCGAAACTCAACCACAGCGTAAAAACCAATCCTTCCTTGCTGTCAATCCAGTTCTGGACTTCCTGTGCAGGGATTTCGGACAGAGTTTCACATTCCTTGAATACAATATCGCAGCGCTTTTCCCAGACTGCATCTGGAATCTTTCCGTGTAGCGCTGAGATTGCTTCGATCTTCGCGTCACGCTTACGACGCAAGCATTCATTCTCAATCGTAGCCCAATCGCGCATGACTAAAGGTGGCAATTCATACGTCTTGCCATTCCATTTAATCGTGGCGCTACCGCCCAAGGCTCTCGCCATACCGTCCATCAGGTGCCCCCACTAAAATTAGAGTCCAGAACTCGACCAAGCGCCGTTGCCGCCAAACGAGGCAGACCACGGAATAATGTCGCCTTCATCAATGTCTACTTCGACGGACAACTCGGTAATCATTGCAGGCACAATGTAGTAGTCCGTGCTCGTCACATAGAGGTTAAGCGTGACCAGATCGCCTTCGTCGAAGTAATCGTCGATGCTATCGCTGGGATCAAACTTCCCGCCTAACGTTCCGCTGTGATCCTTGGTGCCAGCAACTCGTTTCTTGAAACCGCCAGTAGCGCACGAAGCGTAGGCATGGTCGGCGACTTGACGCTGCCACTCCCAATTTGTACACTCGACGAGATTGGACGAACCAATCATAATTTTGCCAAAAGTTCCACTAATCGCTGCCATTTTTGAATCCTTTCAATTATTAAAACCACGTCCTTGTGGCTATCTCGATTTGCTTCTCAAAACCGTGTACTGAACCCATGCCACGGTGACTTTTTCATCCTCTGCGTAGTACCCCTCACTGTCTCTTTCAATTTTAACCATCGTGCCATTTGAAATAGTGAGATTTGCGCTATCAAAGGCTGTTGTGATGCTGTCCAGGATTGATTCTGCGTCTGCTTCGTTGTTGTGACGGACGATGAATCTAAAGACGTGATCCCAGTATTCGTTAGCGCAGGAACGTGCCGCACGAGCATTAGTAACACTGCTGAATATCACATACGGGAACGCGATGTTGTAGGGTTTTCTGTCTCGGTAGGGACCGTTGTATGCACTGAGAGAACTGGCGTCCCAGTGGGTTTTGATTGCGGCGAAAACGTCTTTGCTGGATGCCATTAGTTAGCGAAACGAATGTTTCCTTGTCCCCTTTTGATAGCGCCTACAATTGCTTTGGTGGCTGCGGTTCGAGATTGTTCCATGCTTCTTAGGATGAATGGACGCGGCGCTACGCTGCCGTGACCGAACTCAAGCGCCAAGGCGTAGGGTGCTTCGACTACCACTCTGGCTTCTAGTTTCTTTCTACTGCCGCGAATTTTGATGCTTTCCCACAATTCTTTGGTGTCGATGTGCGGAAATTCGCCCGGTAACGAACGTGGTGGACCGACAATACCGACGTTGATTTGCATTTGCTCTTTGACTAGCGTGGCCGCTTCAAACACACCTTCTGCTGCGCCGCGCTCAGTCTCTTTGACTAACTTGTCGCCATTCCAGGCAATGCGTACTTTTGCTTTTGTGGCCATAGCTAGGCACCGAGCCTTGTGTCAATGATGTCACAGTCTGCTATCCAGAGCATGTCTTCACCGGGACGACCTTCTTTGTAATAGTCAACTACCCGCATGATTTTGGGTGTACCTAGTGTGGTGTTGGCTTCGACTGTCCACTTGAGTCTGTGATCTGGCGTGAGTTGTACGTCTTCTGAGAAATACACCTTAAAGTAGGTTTTCTGGCCGCGTGCCGCGAACTGGTGATAGCCTAATGCACCGTCTTCTTCGACTTGAATCATGCAGTCGTACTCTGTGCCGTCCGCGTAGTTTTCAGACACGCCCATTGTTGCGCCAGTGGATGCAGTTTGAGTCTGCTTGATTACTACGTCGCCTTGGCAGAGTGATTCAATGCTCAAAATCCGCTCCTTTCTGGACTTAGGCGTTTCGTCTTAATCCCGATCAGTCCGATACAGAACTCTAAGGCTCGCCAGAATTGGATTCCGTCTAGGATTGGATTCACCCAATTAGTGATCGTGCAGTAGCATTTGTCGTATGGCTTGCGGTGGTGTTTGGCGTGCTGTTCGGGACTAATCAAGAGTTTCATATCTTGCAGCAATCGAATCAGCGTGTTGCTGGGACGCTTGTGGCTCCATGCGTGTATCTCGTTACCCATTGACGCTAGGACTGCAATTAACGCGAACTGCCACGTCAAGTATCCCAATGGCCAAGCAATCAACATGACTAATCCGGCAAGCGCAAACGTGTGGTAGTTTCGGTACAGGACGCTGCCCATTGTGAAGTGCAGTGGATCAGCGTGGTGTAATATGTTGGGATGGACAATCAAGTCGTCTACTGGCTGCCAGAAGGGAACGGCATAACTGTCTTCAAACCAGTGGATTAGTCCGGTGATAAAGTCCGCCACCAGAACACACGCCAATATCTCAATCACAGGTATTTGTAGCTCCGGTAAGGCTGTAGAAGTTCCTTGACACGGTGCAGCAAATCTCTACCTGCGATTCCAGACATATACAGTGCTATGTTCTCTCCCATTTCATATTGGTACTTGCCGATCTTTTCCATGATCTTTGGCCCTGCTGTACCACGAGTCGCGTTGATTTCTCGGACAGCGTTAAACTCAAACCCGATCTGCATGAGCGTGGCGAGTTTAAGAGCACCGCCCATTGGCCCTGCTAGCTGTTGCGCTGTGTAGCCACCGTAGTATTGGACTTTGATGCAGCGTGGTTCTTGTGGCCACATTCCGACTCGCCAGAGTATTCCAGTGGTGCTGAGATTGGAGTTATCCTTCACGTCCAAATAGAAATCTTCGCCAATCGTCAGTTCCGTGGTGCTCGCAAACGGACTGGATGCTTGGCCAGCGTATGCACCCACGTCTTCCCACACTCTCAAACCTGCTACCGATACTGGGGTGTGAGATAGTTTGAGTGCGTCCGAACCGTTTGTGTTGCCAAAGAACTTGTAGGCTTCACCGCTCTTTTGGTACTGCTCTAGCGGATAGTCTGGTTCTTGTGCGGGTTGTCCAAGTGGTAGGTATTCGGTGTACTGCCCATAACTGAGTGAGTTTTGTAGATAGTTGTGGATTGCGCTTTCCACTAGCGGGTGCAATAAATCCAGCAGCGAGTCGTCAGCGCCAGACAGATTGATAGCTGCCTTGCGTAGATACACTAGGATTTCTGCCCGCGTACAAATCATGTTGTCCCCAAACGAAAACAGCCCAGCGCAAACGAATGCGCCAGGCTGGTTAAAAACTCATGCTCTGGTGATACTTAAATTATACGTTTCTGGTGGACAGTTAGCCAATTCAGGTGTGTTATTACAAAATCAACATGATTTTAAGTTATGTTGACGAACTGCTGGATTGCAACTCTGGTGGCTCGCTAATCGTACCCTGAACGTGCAGAACACCCGTTTCGCAATGCTTGTACCGTGGATCGCCACTAGCGTCTAAGTCGGACACGTCGATTACAAATAGTTCGCAGTCGTACACCATTAGCGGTAGGGATAGTGCGTCTATCATCCCAATGCGGATTACACAGTCGTTTGTCCCCGCTGAGTAGGTAATCGTGGAATCGCCGTAAGTGACTTCGCCAGAACGGATTTCTAGCTCTGCTGAGTCACCGATAGCACCGATTCTCAGGATAACTACGTCGCCAGCGGAAAGATTTTCGTCGTTGTCGTCCGCGTCAAAGATAGACACTGCGAACTCTCGACTACGATAGCGGTGGATTTTTGCTAGGAAACTCATTGTGTTCTTGGCCTAAAAGTGGTTCTGGACGGGCCACGAGCGCCCCATGAAGATTTACGGTTCCCTACGTTAATCGTTATCCTGCAACCGCGTGCTGTCCATGACGTGTCGCCTGGAAAGAACGGTGCGCTCGATTCACTGGACTCTTGGCTTTGACTGCTGGATGGACTGGAACTCGATGTACTAGAAGAACTTGATGTGCTGCTAGACTCGCTAGATTCGCTACTGGCGCTACTGGATTGACTGGATAGTGAACTCTCTGAACTCGAACTGGACGTGCTGGACGACTCGCTAGACGCACTGGATTTACTGCTAGAGCTAGATTCTGAACTCTGGCTAGACTCGCTGCTGGACGACGATTCGCTTGACGCAGAACTGCTACTGCTATCACTGGACGATTCGGAACTCGCACTTGATTCAGAACTGGCGCTGGAACTTGACGATTCCGACGACTGGCTGGATTCCGAACTCGTGCTAGAAGAACTGCTGCTCGAAGTCGAACTTGACTCGCTACTGGCGCTCGAAGAACTAGACTCACTGCTTGCACTAGATTCCGAACTGTCACTGGACTGCGGATCGCTTTGACTAGATGAACTGCTAGACGACGAATTACTGCTCGAACTCGACGTACTGCTAGATTCCGACGAAGAACTAGAATCGCTACTGGATGAAGATTCCGAACTGGAACTGCTCTCAGAACTTAGGCTGCTTTCCGACGAACTCGAAGATTCACTACTGGAATTACTCGACTCTGAACTTGCGCTCGAAGAACTGGACTCGCTAGACGCACTCGACAGACTTGACTCGCTCGATAGTAACGATTCGCTGCTGGACGAACTATCGCTCGACGCAGACGATTCGGAGCTATCACTAGAACTGCTCGACGAACTACTGGATGTCGAACTCGCGCTAGATTCGCTAGACAGCGACGATTCCGAACTCTCACTCGAAGCAGAAGAACTAGAACTCGACTCAGAGGAGTAACTAGACTCAGAACTCTGGCTACTGGAACTTGATTGGCTAGAACTACTAGAACTTGACTCTGGATAAGCCAGATAGCAAACAATCACACGACCGTCAGCACCATTTCCTCCATCTGCGGCATTTCCGCCGCCACCACCACCGCCGCCACCAGGAGCAGAACCGTCACTCCCTGGGATGTCAGAGTCGGTTCCGCCATCTCCACCAGCACCGCCCACCTGAACAGTTCCGCCACCAGCACCGCCATAGGTTCCACTACTAGGACTGCCATCGCTTGTATCACCGCCAGCGCCACCACCCCCACCGCCCTGAGAGCCAGAGCCAGCAAAACCAGCGCCACCATCATGCGTTACTGATCCAACTCCACCAGTTCCGCCAGCACCACCAAACGATCCGTTCTGACCTCCGTTTGCGAGAACCTCGGTGGAGTTAAAAGTGGAACTTCCGCCAGCGGAATCCAATTCGGTTCCGCCAGCACCAACCACAATCGGATATGATCCCAATGGAATGACGGAAGTAGTAACAAAAGCAAATTCACCACCGCCACCACCTCTACCAGAACCACCAGCCCCAGCCCCGCCGCCACCCCAAGCGTAAACAGAAACAGAAGTCACACCGGCAGGCGCGACAAATGTGCCGTCGCTATTAAATACCTCGCATACCTCATCCCTGCTTGAAGAAGATGACGACTCGTTTTCCGACTGAGATGAACTGCTCGACGAACTACTGGATGCCGAACTGCTACTTGATTCACTAGACAGAGACGATTCGCTACTTGAAGAACTCTGACTCGAAGCAGAAGAACTAGAACTCGACTGGGAACTTTCGCTTGAAGCGGAAGATTCGCTACTCTGGCTAGACTCTGAACTTGCGCTCGAAGAACTCGAATCGCTAGATTCGCTTGACTCAGAAGAAGCACTGCTTGACGAACTCGAATCGCTTGACGCACTCGAT